TACCTTAAGTTGACGAGTTCATCCCAAATGGACAAGATGCAAGAGTTTCAAGCTATTGGTTATCAAATGCAGCAGCTGGTTAATTTTGCGATTAAAGAGAAAGTACCCTGTTTATCTTTTGTTCAATTAAACCGAGATGGTATAACTCGCGAATCCGAAGATGTGATTAGTGGCTCTGACAGATTGTCATTTTACTGTAGTAGTCTCACTCTTTTTAAGAGGAAGTCTGAAGAAGAATTAGCAGAAGACGCAGGAGAAAGCGGCAACAGCAAGCTAGTTCCGTTGTTAGCTCGTCATGGTGGAGGTCTTTCTGATGACTTTGATTATATTAATATGAATCTAAATGGCGCATACGGAAGAATAGATGAAGGCTTTACTAAATCAGAATATTTATTAGAAAATAAGCGTCATAAAGAAGGCTTTGATAACGAAGTTGATAATAACGAAGAAGGTTTTGTAGTTGAAGAAGATATTGATCCGGAGAAACCATTTTGAAAAAGCTATCTGGAAAAGAATTGAAATTTCTTTCCGACAAAATTGCGTTGAATATAGTGCCTGTCCTTGCTCATTTTGGAATTGAAGTGGAGGTCTCTGATGATTCCGTTACTTGCCCATGCCCTGTTCATGGAGGAGATTCTCTAAAAGGATGGAGTATGACCATAGATCGAGACAACGACTATTTAGGAATGTGGACATGCTGGACTGAACATTGTGAAGAAGAAATAGATAAACTTACTGGCAAAAAGAAGCATGTAAATAATCCAATAGGGCTTATAAGAACCTTATTGGCTAATAAATACGGAAAAGACAATGTACCTTTTGGTGAAGCAATTTCCTTCGCTATGAATCTTGTCGAAACAAATTTTGAAGACTTAACAAAAGGTTCTTCCAAAATAGACTTCACAAAAAATAGCATGTCTAACACGGAAAGAAACTTTGAAAGAAGAGAGCAAAACAAAAAACTTGGTTCTGCAAAAGAAAAAGTTCGCAAATCTCTTACTAGACCTGCTAAATACTTTGTAGATAGGGGTTATAGTGAAGAAGTTTTAGAAGCTTTTGACGTAGGCCTGTCTCGTAATCCTAAAGGGGCTATGAGGCAAAGAATAATAGTTCCTGTTTATGATGATGATGGAGAAATTATGGTCGGCTATCTTGGAAGGTGGCCTTCTGAGGATTATTCTAAATATAAACAACCAAAATGGAGATTCTCTAAAAAATTCTATTCTGGCGCTTGGCTTTATGGTTATCATCTTGCAAAATCACATATAGAAGAAGCAGGTGTTGTAGTCTTAGTTGAGGGACAGAGTGATGTATGGAGGCTTTGGGAGGCTGGAATAAAAAACTCTGTTGGAATGTTTGGCTGTAGTATTACTGATACACAATTAAGGATTCTAGAAACCTCCGGAGCTAAGAAGATTGCCTTAATATCAGATAACGATAAGGCTGGACAAAAGGCTAGAATATCTATTAGGAAAAAATGTGTGGGTAAACTCGCAGTAGCGGATATAATGATTGAGTCAAAGGACGTTGGAGAAATGTCTGCTCAAGAAATACAAGCAAAGATAAAGCCTCAAATTGAGAGATTGTACAATGACTAAGATATTAGGATTTTCTGGAGCAAAGCAAAGCGGCAAAACAACATGCTGCAAATTTATTCATGGCTATCAGTTAAGGTTTAATGATGTTATTAAAAAGTTCTTCATGGATGAAGATGGATCTTTGTTGATAGATGCTATTCAGATGGACGAACAAGGCAACGAGATAGAAGGCTTAGGCGTTCTTGATATTGAAAGAATGGATGAAGAGTTTTTGGAATATGCTTCGCAGATTGTATGGCCTCATGTTAGATCTTTTAGTTTTGCAGCCCCGTTAAAGATTATTGCTACTAATCTATTTGGTTTAGAGCATGCTCAATGCTACGGAAGTGATGAAGACAAGAATAGTCTAACAAAGATTAAATGGGCAGACACTACCGGAGTTGTTAACGCCTCTGAATTTATGACAGCTAGAGAATTTTTGCAACATTTTGGAACTGATATTTGCAGAGGGATAAAGTCGGATATTTGGACAAGCTCTTGTTTAGACAGGGTTTTGTCCAGCGGAACTGAATTTGCGATTGTTCCTGATGTTAGATTTCCTAATGAAGTAGAAGCTATACAAAAAGCTGGTGGTAAAGTAATTAGACTAACTAGAAAGCCTTTTGAAGATAGTCACTCAAGCGAGATATCTCTGGACGAAAAAGATGCCATGTTTGACTACGTGCTAGACAACAGTGAAAAGGGTATTCACGAAACAAACACTGCGCTCATGGAAGTTTTAAAGGAGTGGGGATGGCTAACGACAAAATCATAAGCATCCCGTGGGATGGAAACATGATAGATCGCGCTAGGGCTAAAGCAAAAAAACTTGGCGAGATAAGAAACTCGATATTAAAAGGTGGCGGTAATGTCGCCGGTTATTTAGGAGAAGAAGCTGTTGCGTCTTATATTGAGGCAAAGATAACTAGCTGTAACAAAGGATCTGGTAAGTATGACTATGATATCACAGCTAAAGATAGTCGCAAAATAGAAATAAAAACAAAACGAAGAACTGTATATCCAAAAGATTATTTTGATGTGTCGGTCGCTAAGACCAGCGTTCATCAAAGACCAGACTTGTACATTTTTGTTAGTATTGAATTCGAAGATATGAAAATGGCTAACGGCAGGCGTTGCTATTATGGTATCAAAAGTATTTGTATATTAGGACAGGCTAAGCCTGAAGACTTTTTTTCTAGAGCATCGCTTTGGGAACAAGGCGACATTGATAAACGAAACGGTTTTAAAACACACGTAGATATGTATAACCTGCCCATATCGGAAATAGATCCATTAGATGATAGTTTGTTACCACAGAAGCAGTAGTCTTGGAACATTAGAGTTTTGTCAACAAAAGTATTTTTTGCAGTACAATCTCTCTTTCAAAGATAAGACTAACAAGAAAGCCTTAATGGGGACAATAACTCATAAGGTAATGCAGACCCTTGGAGACAAGAAGGTTGCTATTCTTAATGGACTTGACGTGGTAGAAGACGAAGAAACAGGAAGAACTCTTACCTTAGAAGAATGCGATGATCTTGAATTGCTCAATGATATCGCTTTTGAATATTATAGCTCTGCTTTTCCAGAAGTTAATATAACCCAAGCAGATAAAAGAAAATGTTTGTCATGGGCCGAAAAAGCAGTGGCTTATGAAGGTGGAGTGCTAGACCCTAGAAACCAAGATGTGGTTGCTACGGAATTGTTTTTCGACTTCGAAATTAAGAAACCATGGGCTAAGTATTCATACGACCTTGGTGGAAAAACTATTGAAGGGTATTTATCAATCAAGGGAACGGTTGACTTAATACTTAAACAAAACGAAGAGTATTATGAGATACTAGATTACAAAACAGGGAAGAGGCTAGACTGGGCAACAGGCGAAGAAAAGACATACAGTAAACTGCAAAACGATACTCAGTTATTATTGTATTATTATGCCCTTAAAAACATGTATCCTGATCGTGAATTCTCAGTAAGCATATATTACATTAATGCTGGTGGTTTGTTTTCTTTTGTATTTGATGAAGACGATTACAAAAAAGCGGAAGAGATACTACGCAAAAAATTTGAACAGATCAGAGACATTCAAAACCCCAGACTTCTTTCTAATGAACACAAACATTGGAAATGTCAAAAGCTTTGCAAGTTTAGCGAAGAGTATGAAGACTCTGGAAAAAGCGTCTGTCAACACATACGAGATGAACTCGTAGAAAAAGGCGTAAATGCGGTCGTTGAAGAGTATGGGGTTATTGACAAAATTACTACCTACGGAGATGGTGGTGGTAGGTTAGTAGATTCAGAGGAAAAAGACAAAAAATGAATCAAGAAATAAAGGGAAATATCAAAGGTCACCCTAAAAGATCTTCTAATGGTCAAGACTTATACGTTTATTATATTCTTGGCGACAGTGGTTATTTTGTAGATATTGGCGCTCATGATGGAAAAGACGGAAGCAATACCTACGCATTAGAAAAAGCTGGATGGAAAGGTTTGTGTGTTGAGCCTAGCCCCGTTCACCAAGAGGCTCTTTTAGAACACAGAAGTTGTATTATCGACAACTCTTTGGTGTATGGAGAAAAAACAAAAAAGAAATATTTCATACATAACTACGCTGAAAGATATGAGGAATTCAAACGAGGTAAAGAACGCGAGGAAGCCCAAGGCAAAAAGGTAATAAACTGGCATGCTCACTTGGGAGGAGGCGGAATTGTTGAACATCTTGACGAAGGCTACGAAGAAAAACTTGAGGGGGAATATGTAGAACTAGAAACTACAACCCTTTTAGATATATTAGAAAGGCATGATGCGCCAAAGCTAATAGAATTTTTAGATATTGATATTGAAGGAGCTGAATATGAAGTAATCAAAAACTTCCCTTTTGACAAATATGAATTTAAAATAATCTGTATTGAAGTAAGGCCGCATACTAGAGATCCTATAACAGAACATTTGATTGCAAATGGTTATAGATACGCTCAAGATATTGGTCAAGACGCAATTTTTCGGAAAATATAATGAATTGGACACCTTTACACCTGCACACCCATTACAGTCTCCTAGACGGCCTCAGTAAGCCCTCACAGGTCGCTGAGCGATGTTCTAACTTGGGTTACACTTCTTGCGCCCTGACAGACCACGGGACTATATCAGGAGCCGTGGCCTTTACGCAGGCAATGAAAGAAAAAAATATCAAGCCTATTTTGGGGTGCGAGTTTTACCTAAGCCAGCAAGATTGTGAAATAAAATCTGACGAAAATAGAAGCCTTAGTCATCTATGCGTACTTGCCAAAAATAGAAAAGGTTGGGATAATCTAATCCAAGCTGTTTCCAAGAGCAACAACGAAGAAAACTATTATTACAAACCAAGACTTGATCTTGCAACATTAAACCCGTTTGCTGATGGTAATTTAATATCTTTTAGCGGGCATCTTGGAAGCGACTTGGCTGATGCAATATTTGCAGATCCAAAATCAGGATACAACGCTAAAACAGAAGAAGAAGCGAAAAGGTATATACATCCAGACTGGGTAAACGAAGCATTAAAAGTGGCCAACGAATACAGGGCTATATTTGGAAGGGAGAACTTCTTCATTGAAATACAGGCTATTGATCAAGAAAATTCTCCAGCGGCCAAGCTGGTAGTTCAAGGTTTAAGATATATAGCAAAAAAATACAACTTCCGGACTGTAGCTACGGCAGATTCTCACTATCCAGAAAAGAAGGATGCAGACGACCAACTGTTACTGCTATGCTCTGCTCTTAAAACAACCCTTCCTAAAATAAAGAAGAAACTTAGAGAAACGGGAGATTCACCATTCTCTGGATTTTTTAAGTCTAACAACTTTCACATACCATCCTTAGAAGAAATACAAAACGTCAACACGCCGGAAGAAATAGAAAACGCAATGCTTATAGCCAGCATGTGTGAAGACTACGACATACTTGGCAAGCCAATGCTTCCAAAATTTAAATGCCCAAAAGAACATTCTGAAGATCAATATTTAAGACAGCTGTGTAGAGAAGGATGGAAGAATAGACTTGCTCCAACAGGAAAAGTTAATACCGAACAAGCAAAACAAATTTACACAGACCGGATCAAAAAAGAGCTAGATGTAATAAGTGGTGCTAACCTAGCAGGATACTTCCTAATAGTCAGAGATATAGTTAATAGTGTAATTAAACGCAATCATATTCCCGGACCGGGAAGAGGCTCTGCTGCTGGATGTTTAGTATCATACTTAATAGGTGTAACTCAAGTTGATCCCATTGAATATGGATTACTGTTTGAAAGATTTTATAACGCCGGTAGAAATACTGAAGGTTATGCTTCCTTACCAGATGTCGATATAGATGTTCCAGCCAATAAAAGAGATGAAACAATAGATTATATACGTGACAAATACGGAACTGAAAAGGTAGGCCAAATGGTAACGTTTGGAAGGTTGCAAGGTAGAGGAGCTATCAAAGAAGTTCTGAGAATGAACGAAGCTTGTGGTTTTGATGAAATGAATGCCATAACAAAGAGTCTTCCTCATGAGCATGAGGTTTCAGATCAGTTAGCAGAAATGGATAATCCATCTGTGATTAAATGGACTCTAATGAATCAGCCAGAAACTCTTAGAGGTTATTGTAGATTAAATGATAAAGGCACTCTTGAAGGTGACTACGCTAATCTTTTCAATCAAGCTATGAGAATTGAAGGGACTTTTAAATCTCAAGGAAAGCATGCGGCAGGTGTCGTTATATCGTCTCACGATTTAAATGAAGTTTGCCCCATGGTGCGAGACAAAAGAGGCTCCGAAAAGATAGCCGGAATGGAAATGAACGACCTAGAAGCAATGGGTCATGTTAAGTTTGATATATTAGGTATTTCTTTAATGGATAAAATGATGGGCATTAGAGACCAACTAAAGGAGCGACATGAATAGTAAGACTAGCTACACGCAAAACGTAAAGGATAAAATATTGTCTGGCAGGTCAGTTGACTACAAAGGTTTAACAATTTGCAGAATCAATGACTTTTACCCCTTAATGCATAAAAAGATTAGATATCAAGTTCACTCACATTTTTTCAGTAAACTGTATGAGAATATTGATGAAGCATTAAACAAATTTTTTGATATTAAAAGGAAAATAAGATGAACTATAAAGACATTATCGTCTTCGACTTTGAAACTGGCTCTAGAAACCCTGAGAAAACTCAACCCATACAAATTGCGGCAGTGGCAATACATGGGAGAAAATTAACTGTTCAGCCGGACGGTTACTTTGAAAGTTTGATTCGTCCATTAGATGACGAGGAAGCTATCAAAATGGGTTTAGATCCTATTGAAGACGAAGCTCTGGCGGTTAATGGTAAAACCAGAGAAGAAATTGCAAAGGCTCCATCTGAAAGAACCGTTTGGAAAAAGTTTACGAACTACGTAAATAAATACAACTGGAAAGGCACTCCTTATTTTGCACCTATGGCCGCCGGTTATAACATTGTTGGGTTTGACATGCC